AACTTCTATATTCCTGAGTGGGGTTTGTACCTTAACAAATGCAAGTTTATAAGAAAGAAGAATGGAGGCTTTTTCATAGGGTTCCCCTCAGAGAAGAAAGAGGGAGTCGGAGAAGAGGTGAAATACTTTCCTTATTTCTTTTTTGATAAGGATAAGGCTGATAGGTTTCAATCGGCAGCACAAAAAGCAGTAGACAAATGGATAAAGGACAATGTTTATGAATGATTTGTCATTATCGAGAGAAGAAGCGGACATTTTACATGAGATATATAAGCAAGGAAATGTCCCGTCGCTTTTCTATCTCATGAGAAAGCTTAAATGGTCATTTGAGAAATCAAATAGTGTGGTTAAGAATCTACAGACGAAAGAACTTATAGAAATGTATGTAAAATGAGAAGAACGCCGCGGGTTGCCTACGTTGAAGATGATATTAGAAAAAGATTAGATATACAATTTGGAAGAGATAAATTGTATGAGATAATTGATACACTTTTGGGAAGACAAGCATTAATCTTAAGAAAATTGTATTTTGAAGAAGAAAAAGCTTCAAATATAGCAAAATATTTTAACGTTTCTCTATGTCGAATAAGACAATTAGAAAAAAAAGCACTATACCGATTAGGTGTTCCTCCTAGAATCAAAGTTATTTCTCGTTATTTTTTATCTGAAGAAGAATTGGTTTACTTAGAAAAATCAAAACATAAAAATGAAAAGGAATATGAAAAAAATAGAATTGAATTTCAGAAAAAAAATGACAGAAAACATGCATATGAAGCCTACGACGACTTTATACAATATCTAAAAAAATTTCTCGAAAAAATAGAAAAAAAAATTAACAAAAAAACAGATGATCCGATCCCAAATTTTGTTAAGATGGAAATAAGAAAATTAGACGTTGTAGAACCATATTTGAGCGTTCCATTAGATAGGATGATGATTATATCAGACGATGTTTATTTTTCTTGGCTACATAGAAAACTAAACCATTTTTTAACAAGAGTGGCCCCACTTAATTAATTTGAAAATTGGGATGAGTTTCTTGAATATTTTACATCATTTAAATATTGAATGCTCAAGCTGCACGTTATGGCGGTAAAATTCTAGTATGTTTTCTATTTAGGAAAAAAATACAGTCTTGATGCTCAAAACGACAATTCTACCTAGGAAAAAAATACAGTCTTATTTAAGATAAGGATAACAAAGGGGGTATCATGAACCTAACCTTTCAACCGGATTTTCACCAAGAATTTACGTTTGCAGATAACACAGATTCTTACGGTTGTTGCTGCTGCTGGAGTTCTAAAACCGTAAGACCTAATGAGTATTACGTAAACTCTAAGGGACAGTTAGAACGCTTCTATGACCATAAGCAAAAGAAAGAGGCTAGACTGAGATCCAATCAACGTTTGCAAAAGGTCGTAGAGAAGAAATTCCAAGGCGATCCGATTGATGAGTCCGAAGCTGTTGAAGAAGTGAAGAAAAAAACCAAGCATGATTTTTCAAGACCTGCTAAGATTAAGGAATCAACTTTAAATGAAATCTTGGTTGCTATCTACGAGATTAAGAAAAGTATGGGTGCAGAAGCCGGAATGAAAACACGCGAAGTCGAGAAAACAATATCCAAAAAAGTAGAGAAGACGAAGAAAAAAAGGTAATAGTTTTATTTTTACCAAGAACCGGGACTAACGTCCGATAATATTCGTTATGTTGCAAAATAGAAAAATTCAACAGAAATAAAATAAATATTCACATGAAAGAAATTTATCAAAGAGACCACAGAAATAGAAAAAAATTAAACATCCCTGAATACGGAAGAAGATGGTTCGTCAAAGACAGGATCAGGACTTTCATGAGACAAACAAACACAACGCTTGAAGAGCTAGAACCCGGTGAACTGGATAAAATGATTGAATTCTACATGAATCGCCCGGAAAAGTTCGAGGTAGATCACATCATCCCAAAAACTTTCGGCGGCAAGCAAAGATTGCATAATCTTCAATATCTTCCATACAACGAAAACTGTAAGAAGACAAATAAGCTATGTTTCTTCACAAAATCATGCGGTAAATATTTAGCAGTTAAACAATGAGATTGCTGTTTTTAGGCTCGTCAAACTCGGGCTTAATCTTAAATTCCTTACACGCCTCGTGGTAAATACGCCCTTCCATAAAAGCCTTTACCATTTGATATAGCCACATTTCATTTTCAGGCACCCTTTCAGGATGATGATACATTTCTTGACATGTGTTATGGTCAGGAATAACCCATATAAATTCTAAGACATCGCGTCTCTTATGCATCCATACAGTTTGATCGTAATCAGGAGTAGGCAAACTTTTACGAGGAACAAAATAACGCCTAATGACGTTCTCCATAAGACGTTCTTTCTTGGCTAACACACATATAAAATACTCATCGCCCATATCTTGTTTTTTGGCATTCATGATGCACAATTGCAATTGATCCATGTACTCCTTATCCATCTCTCTTTGAGTATCAATGATCCCTTGCTTGGTATCGGGCTTAAGCAATCTTTCGTATGCTTCCTCACCTACTGTCTTCTTTTTCTCTGTCATAAAAAAAAAGGCCGGAATAATCCGGCCGCCTCTTATCTTAACATGCCCCAATTAAGCATCTTGTCGACCTCATAGGGGTTATAGGTCATTTGGGTATGTTCAAAAGGATGAGCACTATTATCCTTTAAAACCCTTTTAATCTGCTTTTTTGGACACTTTTTCTTTTTACTAGGCCGCTTCATTATGCATCACTCGGTTTACGGAGTTGTTTTTTTACTTTGCCGTGATTCTCTTTTGCGTAAGAATCAATTCCTTCGCGAGTATCACGATACCCTTCTAATCCTCCATAAGAAGATTTAGGGTACGATACATGTTTAACATCTTGGGGCATATTTGCAAAATCATTTTTGACGCTGCTCATCATACCCTTTTTCTCTCCGTAATATTTCTTTTTCATTTCCCACTCCTTGGTGAAAACTGCCCTTTCGGACAAGGTTTATATTCCTCTAATCACCAAGAGCTAAAGCCTTTTCCTTTCGCTCTTGCGATGGAGATGAATGCTTCATCTCTATATTCATCATATGTCTGAACTGTTATAAAGTAAATTATAAATTACCCTTCATTCCGACTTGGCTTTCAAGTGTGGCTTCTTCTGCTTCTTTCCCTTTATCTTCGTCTTCTGTGATGATATTTAAGATTTCTACTAGTTGTCTCAATTTTGTAATATCCATTTCTTCAAGCTCTTTCATCATTTTTACTTTGTTGAGTTTTGCATCTGATAGGTCTTCGATGGCTTTCGCTCTCCTTTCTACTGCAAGCTCTTTATTCTCGTTGATTCTAGCAAGCCTTTCTAACCCTAGTCCTGTATTTGCTGTGGCTTGAGCATCATAGTTTTCAGCTTGCTTTTGTATTAGCATCATTTGAATTTGGTTTTGCTGTTCTTGAGCTTGTTGCTGTTGCTGTTCCGCTTTCTGTATAGCCTCTTGCAATTCTTGCTTGTTCTGTATTGTACTCGATTCCAATAACAATGCTCCGGGAATTGGAATACCCGCCTCTCGGAGTTGCAGAAGCTGAGCAAATTGAAGCTGTCTTTGTGTCGTTGTATTTAATCCCTCTTCTATCTCTACATCATAGCGACCAAACTCCTTATTATAGAATTGAGGTGTTGGCTCTTCTTCAATAATGCGCCTGACCTTTCCGGCAGTGAAGTTTTTCTGTATGATATCGAGATACAAAGAACCTAGATGCTTGACGCTATTATCCAATTGGTCAAACAGAGTCTGCAATGTCGTAAGACCGGCCCCTTGCCTAAGCATAGATAAAATACCGGCCTTGTCATCGTCGGCAGAACCTAGCAGTTCTTCGTTAACTCCGCTAATTTGCTGTATCTCTTCCCCTAGCATTTGAGAAAGCTGTATCATAGAAGGAGGAATTGGAGGAGGCACGATTTGCTCGACGTCTCTCATGTCGGCGTTTTTCTTAAGAGCTATGCCTCTGCCTTCTCCTTGAAGATAGATGTCTTTAGGGTTAACAAGTGAATCTACTTTATATTTGAATCCTGAGGTGACCTGACTTTCAAGAATATCAAGCTCGATAATTTTGCGGCGATTATACAAAAATTGAGAATCACGAAGACCTCTAACGACTCCTTGGATGCGCCAGCTAAAATAAGGTATCTCCGGCTCATAATAACCAAGAAAAGGTACAAAAGGATATCTGTCGATACCCATAGGATTTGGCCCGTCATACATCACCTTTCCTTCTACTACTATCGCAAGCTTTACAGTCGGGACAGTAGTCTTTCTCTTTTTTATTTGTGGGTATTGAGTTAAGAAGGCATCAAGCTGCTCGTCTTCCCCTTGCCACTCCATCGTTTCCCCTGTTTGGAGATCGACAAGCACGATTTGATCTCGTAAATCTTTATACCAATACTCATCATAAGATAAGAGCTCATACATGGCATAATTGTAAGCTTCTGCCTGGAATTGGAATTTACCATCTCTATTACCGCGTGAATTCATCATATCGATTTCTTTCTCGCGCCCGGGAAGCATTCCCTTCAATGCCATCTTTGAAAGCCACTGCCTCCGCCATATGAAATTGCAATCTGAAAGGTCTGACTTCTTAAAGTAAGGATCGATTAGAAATCCATTATAAGGAATATGATCGCAATGTATATCACCGGATACGGGATCTCTGTCGTAGGATAGCCAAACATTCAATAAACTCATCCCCGTCGTTACCGATCCGGAATCAAAAGCGCGAGAGATGTTTTCCTGTGCATTAGATCTATTGAATGCCCAATACAAGAGCTTTGTATATTGCGATGCTGTTTTCTCGTCTGAATTCTCTACAGGGATACATATCACCGATTTCCTATGCTTTCTTTGGTATCCGGTTATCATATTGACAATGCGGCGGATGCGATTGAAATAAAACTGCTTCTTTCTGAAAGCAGGAAGATTGCCGTATACATCATTCCATAATGTTTGATCTCCCGCTTTAAACCTAGTATCTAAATCCGCCTCCGACCAAAAGCTTTGATTTAATGTGATAGCTTCTGAATACACTGTATCCATCTTCTTTAAAATATCACGCTCTTGATCCCCCCTATCGACGTAATATTGTTCATCTACGTTTGTTCTTGTTAAAGTCATTTCTTAACCTTTGGTTTTTCTTTGGGTATTTCAAAAGTAACGAGTCTTCTCATGAAAGACGTTAAAAATAGGATCATAATGCAAAGCCATATAGCGAAGTATTTCATCGAAATGGCCCCATCGCATGGCCGCTTGTTTCATGGGGTTGCTGAAAGACGCTAGGAATATTCTGATATCCTTGCGAAGAATAGAACATCTTATCGATATCTTCGGGCTTTAATGTACCGTCAATGTCTTGACCAAAGTGAGAAAATAGGGCGTAGCGCGTCGCATCCATCGCATGATCGTTAGCCTTTACTGGCTTATCTTCTCCCCTCTCCGATGCTTTAATATCCCATACATAAGTAGCATATTCCCGTATGGTATTTCTGCAATTTTGAGATACTTTATAAGTGCCATTGGCAAGCAATTGAGAATGAAAGCGGATGCCGTTCATAACGTCGTTATCTGCTTCTTCTACTAGATCTATTCCATTACGCGACAACTCAAGCCTAAACGAAGCGGCGGACGGGTCGATATATATCGATCTAACGTTGTAATCCTTTATGAACTCCTTTAGGTCTTCTGCAAATTCTGTGTCAGTCTTCTGCCTTTTATGGACTTTTGAATCGTAGTAATACTCTTTCTCACACCAGATATTCGGGAAATGAGTACGATTATACCCTATCATAACGAATGCTGTGGGATTAGTCGTGCCGTAGTCAACCCCTACGATGTAATATTCTCCCCTCTTCGTCGGATAGTCTATAGTATGCTTTTCCTCATCGAAGAACTCGAATACCGTCCCCTCAGCAAGCACCCAATCCCCCTCTATGTATCGCTTATACCAAAGGCCTTGATACTCGTTTTTTAATGATGTAATATATTGCTCGTCAAGTGAAGGATTATCCTCAATGCGGAACTTCCAAGATGCTAAATCTAGTGTGTCATTGCTTAAGAACTCCGTTTTCAGCCAATGAAATGGGCTATCGGGGTTTGTTGTTCCTAAAAGACGCGCTCCAGGGACAGACAGACGCGAAAGAAGCATCTTAAAAAACCCTTGCGGGATTAACGTAAGCTCGTCGACGTATGCCATTGCGAGTGTCGATCCCTGGATTCTGCGTTGGGATCTTTCATCTGATGCACCGACCAGATGTATAGTTCTATCAAATATACACATCTGCGTCGATTTAGGCGTTGGAATCGGCAAAGCCAATAAAGAACAGAACTCGGCTAGAAAGTTCCTCTGTATGGAGTCCCTAGTAGGGCCTATCACCATAGCATGACCCGGCGGCCCGTCTTTGAGTTCCTTTATAAACCTCAAGATAGAGATGAAAGATTTCCCGGAACGTACAGACCCCTCCCAAATGTTAATACGCTTTGTACTCTCATTGTAGGAACGGACTTGCTTTTCACTCAGTGGGTAATTCTTCATTCTTAGTATCTATATTTTTTTCAAGCTCTTCAAATTTTTCTTCGAGACCCTGATCTCTTAAAAACTGCTTCATCTTATAAAGCTCGTACATGATCTCTTGATTGCGATCAAATTGATCGATCTTAGCCTCTGACTCTTCTTCTCTTGCCTTATTTAGATTGTATTTGTATTTCTCTAGATCCTTGCGCCTCTCGTATTCTCTGTCTTGCTTCCTTTCGAGGTATTCGTCTATATCTTGAACATATTTAGGGATAAAAGTCTGAATAGCCCAGTTATTTCCAACTTCAAAAGCTTTTTGAATTATTTTGCCACCTAAAATGTCTTTTGCCCTTTTATGATATTCAATTAGAAGTGGGTAATCTTCCCTTAAATCAGCCCACCAAGCGACAGTTCTTTGCATTTCTCTTGTCCATTGAACAATATGAAAGACATGATCCTTTTGGCAGAAATCAACAAGGGATTGACCTAGAATATGGAGTCTTTCTTCTGTCCATATTTTTGGAACACCTTTTTTTGGCCCCGGTTTTTTTTTAAAACGTTTTCCTTTCATAGGGCTTGGAGTCCCTTTCTTAGGCCCACGCTTTTTTCTTTCCATATCACTTTTTCTTGTTAAGTTTTTTTATAAGCTTCTTATCTTCTTTGGCTTCTTCTTTGAACATCTTAATGTCACTCTTTAGATGCTTCTTGATCTCCTTGGTCGGACACTTCTTTTTTTTCTTCATCTTTTTTTTCCTCGTCTTGTTTGACATACTTCTTATTGTATTCTTGTACCAGAGTGTTGAGCACCGCCGCCATAAACTTGGGCATTTGCATATTTTCCGGTTTGAATATGTTGCTAAAGTATTCTATGATCGCAAAGATGAAGCTAAGCAATCCCCTATATTTGATTTGTGATCCCTCATTGCGCGCTTTAGTCAAAAGCTCGTCTAGTTCTTTTTGTGTCATTTCTAGCTTTTTGTCATCTTCGGACATATTTCCTCCTAAATATTAGATTCATCATAGACCCCCTCTCTCTTCATAATAAGTTCATAGGGAATCTCTACTTCAAAACCTGTTTTTATTGGCGATGTAAGCGTTTCGCCATTCAATAGATTTTCTAGATCAATACGTGTCAAATTGATACTTATGATCTTTTTTTGTTTAAGCTGTGATTCCATGAATGCTCTCACCGCTTTTTCTTCTTTTTGGGCAGCTTTTTACTTTTCGGGGTTTTAGATTCGAACTCTTTAGCTAATTTTGGTTTCTTAGCGTAAAGGTATTTTCTCTGGGCTTGGGATACAAAAGGCATAGTGAAACTCCCTGTAAAATTTAGAGTAACACTTTGAATAAATAAATATGAATGATTTTCTAGAAATTTTTATTCTAGTAGGTCGTTGATGGTGACATCATCTTTAAAATGTGTCATTCTTCACCCCACATTTTTTTTTAAAAATCAGGTAAGTTATCCAAGACCATTTTTTTCTTTTTCCTCAAT